AATATGCATAGTCTAATTATAAAAGATATCTATTCTAAACTTGATAAGTTGAATGATGGTGATATTGATTTATCAGATGAGGCTATAGAGAAAACAGGAGAAGCAATTAAAGAAGTTATTAAACAATGGTCTACTCCTCAACCTTCTACTAAGTTTACTATTAGAATGTCTAACATTGGTAAACCTTTACGTCAGCTTTGGTTTGATAGTAAAGAAAGTAGTGTACGCTCTAGGATACCTCCACAAACATTCATTAAGTTTTTGTATGGGCATTTGCTAGAAGAAATAGTATTGATGTTTGTTAGGATGACTGATCACAAAGTAAGTGATGAACAAAAAGAAGTTAGTCTTGATGGCATCAAAGGACACATTGATTGCAAGATTGATGGTGAAGTAGTTGATATTAAAACTGCTTCTAACTTTGGATTTAAAAAGTTTGCTACTAACTCATTACATGAGAATGATTCTTTTGGATATCTTATGCAGCTTGCAGCTTATGAAACTGCTGAAGACTCTGCTAAAGGTGGCTTCATTGCTATCAACAAAGAGACAGGAGAGCTTACTTCTTATGAACCAGGTGAACTAGTTAAACCTAATGCCAAAGTAAAAATAGAACAAATAAAACAAGCAATACAACAAGAGACTGCACCTCCCTTATGTTATCAACCAGTTCCTGAAGGCAAATCAGGTAACATGAAGTTACATACTAACTGTGTGTACTGCGCTCATAAACATACATGTTGGAAAGATTCTAATGGAGGCAGAGGGCTTAGAGTATTTAAGTATGCTAATGGTCTAAAGTATTTAACAAGAGTTTCTGTTTTACCTAAAGTAGAAGAGGTAGCTTAACTATATGAATGCAAAAACTATGAAAAAAATAAATGCTAAAGTACAAGAGTTCTGTATGGCTTTACTGAAAGAACAGTTATCAGATGCAGAAGCAGCCAAAGTTACTAAAAAGTCTGTTGTAAAGGCAGAATATGCTACAAACAATTCATATCATTATGCTATTGCTTTATCTTCTAAAGGCATGAAGTCAATTATAAAAAGATTACTAAAGACTAAACAGCTAGATGTAATTACATTAGATGATGTAAAAGAATACTGTGCTCAAACAGGTAGGGGCTAAGTGAGAAAGAAAAGAAACAAACGTCCTGCTTCTCTTAGAAGATCTAAAGGAGGCTATGACTCTACATTTGAAAAAGTATTACATCAGACAGTCTTGCAAGATTGGCAGCATCATGGTGAGCCTGTTGAGTACATTATTGAACATAAGTATGAACCAGATTTTGTTAAGTGGTTTGGTGAAAAGAAAATTATCATTGAAGCAAAAGGAAGGTTTTGGGATCACTCTGAATATATGAAGTATGTTTGGATAAGAAAAACTTTACCTTCTAATACTGAATTAGTTTTTTTATTTTCTGATCCTACATTACCTATGCCTTTTGCTCAAAAAAGAAAGAATGGAACAAAGAGAAGTCACGCTGAGTGGGCAGATAAAAATAAATTTAAGTGGTTTACATCTGATACTTTACCTGAGAACTGGAGGACATATGAGCAAAGCAAAGAAACGCCTGAATGATGCAACACCTGCTGCTTGGGATGAAGCTTATAGCATTACTGTAATAGATGATGAACAAACAGAAGATATTGTTAATCACCCTTTGCATTACAACAAAGGAAACATTGCCTGTATTGAAGCAATGGAAGCCATGCTCACTAAAGAAGAGTGGGTAGGTTATCTACGTGGCAATATATTTAAGTACCACTGGAGATTTAGAGATAAGAATGGCATTGAAGATTTACAAAAAGCTAACTGGTATCAAGATAAACTCATAGAAACTTTACACAGAGAGAATGAGCATGGGTAGAAAAAATATATCCCAGGAATACATTTACTTATCTGAAGTTCTACGAGTAGTAGATGGTGACACAGTAGATGTGTTACTTGATTTATCTTTTGGTGTGTTTAGAAAAGTTAGAATCAGAGCTAGTGGTATTGATACTCCTGAATCTAGAACACGTAACAAAGCAGAAAAGAAGTTAGGTCTAGCAGCCAAGGCAAGAATGAAAAAGTTATGTGCTAAAAAGATTTATGTTGAATCTCTCAATGGAGGAAAGCTAGATAAGTATGGAAGACTTCTAGCTAATCTATACACAGAAGAAGACAACACTAACATATGTCAAACTCTAATTAGAGAAGGACATGCTATTAAGTATGATGGCAGTAAAAAAACTCACATATGGGCATAGCACTATGAACTGTTGGCACTGCAATACAAAGTTAATCTGGGGAGGAGATGTAGATATCGATGAAGATTCATCTATGCATGATGAGTATTTAATTGAAACTAATTTACATTGTCCTGAGTGTAATTCATTTTTTTTAGTTTACTATCCAAACAACAAAGGAGATTTATATGACACTTCTACAATTTCTTAAAGAGTTCTTCACTGTTCCTGAAGTAACAGAAAAAACTACTGCTGCTGCTAAAGAAGTAAAAAATATTGTAGTAGAAGGAGCAGAAGAGGTAGCTACTCAAACTAAAGCTAAAGTCAGTAAGATCAAAAGAAAAAGAGCTAGGAATAAAAAAGGCAGGTTTGTTCCTGATGATCCTACGACTAAGAAGAATGAAGCTTACGAGGATAAATAATAACTTTATCTTTAATTAGTATGTTATTTGTTTTAGTAAGACAAGTAGCTTCTACATCATAAGTAGTTTCTAAATAGTTTTTAAGAAAGGCACACTCATTAAGTTGATCTGTGCCTTCAAAACTTCTGAATACATACCAGGTTGGTATTGTTATTAAATACAAAGTTGTAATCATTTTTTATTTTCTACACTAAAAAAGCTAACTCAGTATCTTTGCAATACCAAGTTAGCTCTAAATTAAAAGCCTAACCAGTGTAGAAAACACTAATTAGTTGCAGGAGTCCCCCTATGGGGTTGCCCTCCAGTATATCACCATTTAGTCTTGTGTGACCAGTACCTAGCTGACATTTTAGAAGGCTTCGCATCTTGGGCATTGTGCCTAGCATAGTATGATTTTTTTCTGGCTTTATCTTTAGCAGTCTTTGGATTTTTACCTGCTCCTCTTACACCTTGCTGACCAAACCTTATTAGCTTTAGCTTGTGTCCTTCCTGGGCCAAGACCATATGTGATTTAGTTTTATGGTCAGGTGTGCGCTTTGGTTTGTTTACACCCTTCAGCCTATACTTTTTCAGCATGGCTTTCCTTCTATCTTCATGTGCCATTATCTTTTCCTATAGGAACTAGTCTTCCTAGCTATTCTTTTAGGTTGTTTAGAATGTTGCTTACCTTTTTTTGTATCTTCTCGTTTCTTTTTAGTAGTAGCAGCGTACTCTTTATTACTTAATGCTTTAATAGCTTTCTCAGGTAGATATCTTTCACCTGTCTTAGCACTAGGTTTACCTGATTTAGTACGCCACTTTTGTTTAGTCCAAGACTTTAAAGACTTTTGAGATTTTTTAAGTGCCATTAGCTTTTGTAACCTCCACCTTTATCTTTATATTGTTTAGCCAGCATTTGTGCTTTCCTTGCACTCCACTGTCCAGCCTTACCACCTTTAGTACCCGACTTTATTCTATTAAATAAGTTCTTACGCATAGTAGGTTTAGTGTAATTACCTGCTTGATTAACTTTAGATTTACTTTTCTTCTTCTTTTTGACTGCCATTGTCATCCTCCTGTTTATCTAGTTTCTTATAGTAATCAACAATAGATAACACCTGCCTGATATACCTTTTTAATTCTGCCATATTTATAGATAAATTTTCATACCCTGTAGGACTGATCCCATAGTAAACATTAGTAGGAGCTTCTCCTTTCTCTAAGTCAGTAAGGTACTCACTCATAATAGTAGGAGTTAACACTGTCCACTCTACAGGTTTAGTATTTACTTTATTAGGAAGGGGAGGATGGTATACAGCAGCAGGCTTAGTAATAGTAACTACCTCTACTTGCTTTACTTCAGGCACATAGGGATCGCTCCCTAGTAAAGCACAGCCGCTACATGTTGCTAGGAGCAGGACTAGTGATATTCTCAAGCTCATTTAAAACCTCTTTTGTACCACGATTAATAATGTTCTCAATCAATTTAGGCTTTCTTAAACTAAGTACATTCATATTGTGTTTATCGAACTTACTTTTTAAGTTATTAACTTCTTCTCTGGCTTCTTCATTAGCTTCTTGAAGTAAATTAATTCTTTTAAAGGCTTCTTCTTTATCTTTTTCACCCTGGAGTATCTGCTCATTAAGCTGACTAATACTACTTTCAAGTAATACTTGGTTATCTGCAGACTGTCTTAGCTGCATAGCTATAGCTTCTTTCTCAGCTTCAGCTTTATCGTAATATAATTTAAAAGCTCCTGACACTGTAGTTAAACCTATTAATAATACTGCACTGACCTGCCACATATAACTACTCCTAGTCGTAGAAGACTTCGTTTTCAGATACTCTCTTAGGGATACAATACGCAGTAATATTTTGCTGGCGGTAGCTAGGTCTGTTATACGCACTTGTTTTACCCTGTTCTATGGCTTTTGCAAAAAGATTACATCGATATATGTTCTTAAATAACATTTTATCATCTGAAATTACTTCATTGTTAACAACAACTACTAACAAGAAAGCCATTAACACTTCTTATGTCCACACTTTCTTAGGTTACGAATCTCCTCATATCGCTCCAGCATTTTAACTTCTTTCCACTTATCCCAAACCTGTTTAACTCCCCAACCTGTAACAGATAGCATTAAACATAGTGAAAATAACAGGAACACAATGAAATAGTTTCTAAATTTAGCTCTTCTAATTTTTCTTTTGCGAGTGATATCTCGCATATACTCAGCATGGTTACGTTCACTCTGTGCTCTAATGCGTTGGGTTTCCTGCCAAACATCAGCACAGCCAGCCATTAAACAAATATCTTTTATATCTCTTTCAGCTTGTTTGATTTTCCTTCTTTGAATGGAAAGATCCATCGCCTCTTTAGTGGTCAATGGTCTTTTAAGTTTAGTTTTCTTTTCCCAGGAGTCTAACTTAGTAGCAGTATCAGAGAATTTACCAAGAAGTTTTGCAGCATCAGAAGCGTTAGCTTGGGTATCACGTAGGGTTTGTATAACCCCATTGACAGCATTAAGGGCTGCCCCTATTGCCGCTAACTCGGCAAACATTTTATTAT